GGAGGAAGAGGAGCTAGACGAGTCCACCAAGGAGTTCGTGGACAAGCTCGTCAAGCGCTGCATCCTCTTCGTGGAGGAGTTCAACCAGGTCGAGTTCTACCCGTACCAGCGGGAGTTGTCATATCGCATCATCCAGAGCCTGGTCCTCCACGACGCTGAGGAGATCACCGGCCTCGTGTCCCGCCAGGCGGGGAAGACCGAGACGCTGGCCAACACCTTCGCCGGGTGCATGGTGCTGTTCCCCAAGCTGGCCCTCTCCTTCGAGTTGCTGGCTCGCTTCAAGAAGGGCTTATGGGTCGGGTGCTTCGCTCCCACCGAGGACCAGTCCGAGACGCTGCACGGCCGCATCGTGGAGCGCTTGACCAGCGACGCCGCCACCGAGTTCATGATGGACCCGGAGATCGATGACGAGGTCAAGGGCAAGGGCAAGCTCATCCGGTTGAAGAACGGCTCGATCGCCCGGCGCCAGACCTGTAACCCGAAGGCGAAGATCGAGGGCAAGACCTACCACGTGATCGTCATAGACGAAGCCCAGGACGCCAGCGAGGACGTGGTGCGCAAGTCGGTCCATCCCATGATGGCCGCTACCGCTGGCTCCATGGTGAAGATCGGCACGCCCTCCTACATCAAGGGCGACTTCTACCGGGCCATCCAGTTGAACAAGCGGCGCATGGCGGGACGGGGTCGTCGGCAGAACCACTTTGAGTACAACTACAAGATCGTCAGCAAGTACAACCCGGACTACGCCCGCTACATCGTCCAGGAGAAGCTGCGGCTGGGTGAGGACTCCGACGAGTTCCAGATGAGTTATAACATCAAGTGGTTGTTAGAACAGGGCCAGTTCGTCACCGACGAGGTGATGGACGGCCTGATGGACCCCAGCATGCCGCTGGTGCGCTCCTGGTTCCGCAGCCCGGTGGTGGTGGGCATCGACCCGGCCCGCATCAAGGACTCCACGGTGGTGACGGTGTGCTGGGTGGATTGGGACTTCCCCGACGCCTTCGGCTTCCGTGAGCATCGCATCCTCAACTGGCTCGAACTGCACAACATGCCGTGGGAGGAGCAGTACTTCCAGATCGCTGACTTCCTGGACAACTACCGGCTGAGCTACATCGCCGTGGACGCTCAGGCGATGGGCAGCGCCGTGGCCGAGCGCTTGCAGGTGCTGTTCGGTTCTCGGGCCGAGGTGATCCCGATGGGGTCTGACACCAAGGCCCAGGGCATCCGCTGGAAGAACCTCCAGACCCTGCTCGACAGGCGTCTGCTGGTGTATCCGGGCCACTCCAAGGCCCGCCGTACTCGTGTCTGGAAGAGGTTCCGGCGCCAGATGGCTGACGTCATCAAGGTGTTCCGAGCAGGGCAAATGCTGGTTGAGGCGCCCAACGAGGCCGAGGCCCACGACGACTACGTGGACTCGATCGCACTGGCCTGTGCGGCCTCCATGATTGAGGCCACACCAGAGGTCGAGGTGATCGAGTCACCCTTCTACAGCAGGAGGTAACCCATCTTGCTGCGACAACGTGCTTAACATGGCGCCGACCGCCACCCCTTGGAGGTAGCTATGGGCCTTGCCCCCGTTCCCCCGCTGGGACCCGAGAAGTTCCGGGGCGCCCAGTACGAGACAGATGTCGCTCAGAACGACCGGCGCCGTGGGCCGCTCCGCTTCGAGGAGGGCATCGCCACCGACACCGACGTGCCCCAGGACTTCCGGCGTGGTGCGTACGCCGACTGCGCCAACGAGCGGCCCGTCACCTGTGTCAAGGGTGCGGGCGAGACGCAGCGTGAGCGGGTCCACATGGGGTCGTCCACGTGGATCGAGGCGCCTGCCCTTCTGAGCGAGTTCGCCCATGGTGCCCAGATGTTCGGGCACGGCTTCGAGAGGGAGATGGGCGCCAACGCCATCCAGCGCCGCCCGAACCGGGCTGTCGTCACGGACTGATGCCGTACAGCCAGCCGTCCTCCCGCATGCGGGTCCTCGGGACTCAACTGCCGACCTCGCAGACGGTCCATGACCGTGTGTACGGCCCGGCTCCGAGGGGACGGCCGGTTGTCATAGCACCGAAGAGCCTGGCGTTGAAGAAGGACGCCAGCCGCCCGCAGAACTTCCGTCTGCTCTGGCAGAAGATGAAGCCCGACGTCCTCCAGCGTGCTGAGGGGCTGATGGGCACCCACATGCCCCCGGCGTTGGAACCCGCTGCCCTGCGGGCCTACAACACCAAGAAGCATCGGCTGGAGCACTGATGGTTGCTCGCAAGAAGCCACCTCCGGACAGCCGGGTCACCCCGCCGCCCGGTCGAGCACTGCGTACCGAGGATCTGACGCCCCAGGGGCGCAACAAGCTGGACCAGCGCATGTCCCGCCTGGGCAACGCCAAGACGGGCCAGCGCACCATCATGCGGCGCTTGGCCAAGCAGGCGGTGGACCCGAACGCCTCGGAGGAGACTCGGGACCAGTCGGCTCGTCGTCTGGTGACGCACAAGGCCATGAAGGCAGCCGGGGCCTTCGTGGACCGTGACATCACCATGGAGAACGCTGTCGAGTCGCAGACGGGCTACGTCAACCGGGGCCGGGAGCGGGGGCATCGGGACTTCGAGTCTGGCCTGCCCGGTATGCACACCGACCGCCGTCCCACTGACCGGCCGGTGATGGGCCTGAGTGATCTGGGCGCTGACTGGTACTTCGAGCACCACGGCAAGCTCGCTGGTGTCTCCAAGGAGACGGGCATCGACAAGGAGCGGGTGATCACCGGCTCCACGGTGATGTCACCACAGAACAACCCTGTGCAGGAACTGGCAGCGGTGCATGCGCTGGCTCGTGCTCACGCCGACCCCACGGCCCGGGTCAAGGTGTCACCGCAGGCGGTGGAGGAGTCTGAGGACAAGTCGATCGCTGACTGGACAGGCCGATCGGTCCACCCCGGCGAGATGCAGTCGCACCAGTTCGCTGCGTTGAAGGCGCCCAAGGTGCGGGGCCACGTCCAGACCGAGGGTGACGTGAACCTGGCTCCCATGGCCAAGGGTGGCACCACCGAGAACGTCACCAAGTCGATCGACGTCCTGCGGGGCAACACGGCGCCCGAGGACGCCATCGATCCCCATGGGTCGCCCAAGGTCCACAGCTACCGAGAGGCCATCCGCTCTAGCGACCCCTCCGAGCAGCACGTCCACGAGGAGTTCCTGGGGCGCATGGACAACGTGCTGCGCCAGCTTCCAGGCCAGCAGCGCATGGACACCTTCGGCTTGAAATCCTCTACCGAGGGCATCCTGGACCCGCACCACCCCATCGCCAACGACACCTGGATGCAGGCGGCGCAGTCAGGCCAGCGGCCCGAGGTGGTGGACACCGGGCGGTCAGGCAAGGCTCGTTGGCAGTCTCCGGCCAAGTTCGGCGTAGGGGAAGCGGGGTCTGCCAACGAGAAGAAGCTCACCTCTGGTGGCATCGTCAAGGGTGGTTCGCCCGCCATGATCCGTCACGCCTGGGGCCAGGAGTCGGTGGAGCGCACCGGGGCTGAACTGGGCAAACGCAACGACGAGATCGTGCCCTCGGTGGGTGTCCAGGGCGTGGTGTGGACCGAGATTCGTCGTCAGGCCGGTGGGGGCAAGGACGCTGAGTACGAAGGTCGAGTGGCGGCACATCAGGCCAGCCAGCGGTCCCCGCTGCGTCCTGGCCGGGGCCAGAAGTCTCAGACCATGTTCCATGCTGGTGAAGGCGGTACCGAGACGGTCAATCCGGCTGCGGTGTTGTCACAGTCCCGGCAACTAGCCCTGCGGAAGACGGCTGCTCGTGGTGTGCAGGGAGAGTTGTTCGGGTGAGCATCAACTTCAACCCTCCGACCTACCGAGCCGCAGTCAGTGACCTGGCTATCGCTGTGTCCCCGCTGGGCCTGGTGGAGTTGGCCGATGAGGAGTTCGAGGTCCATGGCCCTCGGATGAACCGCTACGCCAGCAACTGGGCGTGGTACCTGGGTCATCACTGGGCCTACCGGCGTGAACTGGGCGAGCCGCAACTCACCTTCAACTTCGTCAAGGCGTTCAGTGATTACATAACAAACTGGACCTTCGGCCGAGGCATCGAGTTCCATGCCCCCGAGGCCACCGGCCTGATCATCCCCCCGCTCATGAAGCGGGTGTGGGAGATCGACAACAACAAGAGCCGCCTGCTGTGGGAGATCGGCCAGCTTGGCTCCGTCAGTGGCGACGTGTTCGTGAAGGTGGCCTACGAAGAGGCCTACGTGGACCCGGCTGGCCGTGTTCACAACGGGCGGGTGCGCATCCTGCCACTGAACCCGGCGTTCTGCTTCCCGGAGTTCCACCCGCACGACAAGAACAAGATGATCCGGTTTCGCTTGAAATATAAGTTCTGGGGGACTGCCCAGGACGGGACCCGTCAGGTCTACACGTACGTCGAGCTTCTGACCGATCAGATGATCGAGGAGTACGTCAACGACGAACTCATCGATCGCCGTGAGAATCCGCTGGGCACCATCCCCATCACGCACGCTGCCAACCTGCCGGTGGCGTCGTCGCCGTGGGGCCTCGGTGACATCAACGACATCATCACGCTGAATCGTGAGTACAACGAGAAGGCCACCGAAATCTCGGACATCATCAACTACCATTCGGCGCCGGTCACCGTGATCATCGGGGCCAAGGCGGCGGGGCTAGAGAAAGGCCCCAAGAAGATCTGGGCCATCGGCAACAAGGACGCCTCGGTCACCAACCTGGAGTTGGAGACGAACTTCGCCGGGCCGCTGGGCTACATGGAACTGTTGAAGCAAAGTATGCACGAGATGATGGGCATTCCCATGGGTGCGCTGGGCCAGGTACAGCCCATCTCGAACACCTCGGGCGTGGCGCTCCAGATGCAGTACCAGAGCATGATGCCCCGGTACCACCAGAAGAAGGTGCAGTACACGCCCTTCTTCAAGCAGATCAACGAGCACATCATGCTGCACCTGGCAGTCTTCGAGCCGCAGGCGCTCCAGTACAACCCCTACCTGTCGAGCGTGCGGCCCGAGCCGGACCAGGCGTTGGCGCTTGATCCCTCCGACCCGCTGACCTACCGCACCGAGATCTTCTGGCCCGATCCCATGCCGATGGACCGGCTGTTGAAGATCAACGAGATCCAGGCCCTGATGGCGATGAGCCTGGAGTCCCGCAAGGGTGCGCTCAGGGACCTGGGCGAGCAGTTCCCCGATCAGAAGCTGCGGGAGATCTTCGAGGAGATGTTGGAGGACATCAAGGAGCAAGGCGCTCTCGATCTCATCCGCATGCAGGCCGCTCAGTTCCAGATGGCGACTACGGGTATGACGCCGGACGGACAACCCATCCTGACACCAGAGGGCGGCGCAGTGCCGTCCGCACCCATCGATCCTGCACTCGCTCAGGAGATCATGGAGCGTGCGTTCCAAGAGATGCCGCCCCAGACGATGGACTACGACACCACCGACACTTCGAGCGAGTAGTGTCACAACTGGGCCTGAAAGAGGTATGACAACATGAGCCAACTGGATACCGGGAGTGGGTTCATCCAGGGACAGGGCGTCGAGCCTGCGCAGCCTCGTACGGCTGCTGACGTGCAGGCGCCGCCCCCGCAGCCTGGACAGAACGGTCCTCTCGTGATCGTGCAGGGTGGGCAGACGGGACCGGGGCCGACACCGCAGAACGGTCGCTTCTACTCGGAAGAGGACGTCGCCCGCATGCGGGAAGAGACGGACGGCCGTCTGGCCGAGATGCAGGCGCAGCTACAGCAACTCACCACCGACCGGGAAGAGCGGGAGGCCGCTGCGCAGGCTGAGCGTGATCGTCTGGCGCAGGAGGCCCGTCAGGCGTCCGAGGCCGAGATGGATGTGCGCACCCTGCTGGAGACTCGGGACAAGGAGTGGAACCAGCGCATCGAGGCGATCGAAGAGCAGCGCCAGCGGGACCAGGCCATCTTCGAGCGGGAGCGGGAGTGGAACGAACTCCAGAACTACCGCCGTGCCCGCATCGAGCAGGAGGAGCAGTTCCTGCTGCCCGACCTGCGTGATCTCATCCAAGGCAACACCGTGGGCGAGATCGACCAGGCCATCGAGGACATGAAGCAGCGCACCCAGACCATCGCTGCCAACTTCCGAGAGGCCATGACGGATGCTCGTCCTCTCGCTCGTGGAGCGGCCCTCACCGGCCAACCGTCCATGGGTGGTCCGATGGAGCAGCAGCCTGGTGTTGAGCAGATCAGCATCCAGGACATCAAGGGCATGGACAACAAGACGTACGGCCAGTACCGGGACCGCCTGATGCGCTATGCGACTCAGAGCGGCCAAGCACCACCGCAGTAGTCACAACAAGAGAGGATTCTCATGGCAGATACCGCCCTCGGCTCCCCGTTCCCATCGGGTTCCGCCGTCACTGGGACCGAGCAGGTCGCCGGTGGCGGTCCCGCCAGCGTCTACACCAGCGCTGTCGGCTACTACGGCCCGACCGGCCCCAACAACAACCCCAACACCGGCTATGGCGTCGCTCCCACCACTGGCACCACCATGATGGGTCCGGCCATCCAGGTGATCTGGAGCAAGGAGATCTTGTTTCAGGCCATGCCGGTCCTGCGCTTCGAGCAGTTCGCCATCAAGAAGACCGAACTCGGGGTGA